GGTATCATCCGCAGTTGCCGTGCCCTTATTGACCCAGGTGAAATCTCCAAGCACAGGTGGCACCATTGGAAATATCGGCCCCCAAGGTACCCACGCAGTGCCAGTGTCGCGCTCAAGGACAAACCCGTCAGATGGTAGGAATAGATCCCCGGCATTCGATGCTGCCGGTCTGCTAGCATAGGCTGCGGTGTACGTGCTGTCGCCGCCGCCGCCCGCCGCTTCCAGGTCGTCAACCCGCTCTGCCAGCTGATCCAGCGCATCGTCCACATCGCCAGGATCAACGTCCGAGTCCCAGTCCGCAGCGACCGCTGGTGTATACGTGATGTCTGCTGCATCGGTCGGCGTCACCTCCAGCGCCACTATAACCGTCAGATCCTCGGCGTCGGTACCCACCTGGTCGATGTCGATACTGAGCACATCGTTCTCGACAAGTGCCGTTGTGTCAGGAGCACCGCTCTTGGCTACTTGATCCGCGTCGTCATACGCTAACGTTGGTCTGTTCGCCTGAGTCGCGGCAAAGATCGACGTGCCGTTCAGGTTGACATCGACGATTGTGCTTCCCGCAGACCCAGGATCGCGGCAATAGATGTACACATACTGGATCGTTGCACCGCGTGGCGCGATCCAGACGCCGTTCTGATCCGTGGCGACTGATAGCGCGCCTGCAACGTGGAACACCGGATCGCTCGCTGCGGACCCGCTGCCGCTGCCGCCTGTCGGCGCTGCGGCAACCCATTCGCCAGAGCCATCATCGTATGTCAGCACGTCGCCATCGTTCGGCGCTGCTGCATCAACGTCGCTCAGATCGTCGAGAGCCGATGCTCCTGTTGGTAGGTCACTCAAGGCGACGCGCTTCTTCACCCACAGCGCCTCGCTGTCCTCGATCACCAGTTCGTCTGCATCAACTGGCGTGGCCTTGGCGTCGATTGCGTGGATCTCCCCAGCCACGTCGTCGTGGATTGCGCTCGCGTCCGTGTGATCGAGGTCGGTAATGTCGCTCTCGATATGCGTGTGGGCAGGCAAATCGTCGGTGACTACCGCACGGAATGTAGGGTCTGCGTCCGCGCCGCTGACAGGACCGGCAAGAAACGTGTTGGCAGCTTGCGCAACGAACTGAATCTCCTGCCCACTTAGTTCGAGAAGTTCGGCAGCATCGGTGCCAATCGTGGTTGCTGCGTGATGGCTGTCACCTGTATCCCAGTCGTCGGAGTGCGTGTCGCCGGTCTCCCAGCTAGCGCGATCGCCAGGCATCGGTTCGCCACGTTCATCACCAACATAGCCAGGCATGGCTACGCTATAGGTGTGTACAATGCCTACGGCATCTACAGCGGCAATACCGTTAATAGCTAATCCACCACACGTGAACGGTATGCTATCTGTGTACGGGGATGTCGCGGCGTTTGCGCCACCGATACCGACCGCTGTAGTGTCGTCTTCTCCATACAGAGCGCCGATTACATGCGGCTGACTCGAAGGTGGAGAACTGTCATGCGTGATACCCACCAATATCTGATCAGTGTCAGCACCAGCCCATGCCGCAAACGAATACGGTGCTGGTGAGATTGCGCTTGGCGAGTTGACGTTGGCCCATTCGTCAGTGGTGACGTAGATTGCGTTGTTACGAATGACTCGTTGGTGATTGGCGTTTGTAGGACTAAACCACATCGTGTCTGCTCTGCCAGGCCCAAGACCGTCTTGCAAAGGATCTGTGGCAACGCCGGCATTTGTGAGGCGGAATAGGTCAGTATTCCCTTGCGGATCACTTGTCGAGTAGATCCTATCAGGTAGCAACGGATTCAAAATGCATGGATTATAATTTGACAGCCAGCCTGTATATTCGCTAAAGGTTGCTCCGCAGTTTGTGCTATAGGCAACTTTGAACATTGCTCCCGCAGCCCATGATCCGGTCACATAAACGTTATCACCGTGCGACCGTATCTGGTAACAACCATAGACAGCTATAGCGCCGCCGCATCTATGCGCACTCCATGAGGCGCCATAATCATCCGACCGCATAGCGATGACAGCATTATCCCAGCCCGACTCATCACAGTTGCGATACAGTGCCCACAATCTTCCCGGCACATTGTGGTCTGCGTAAAAACTGTAGAGATCGTGGCTGCTATATCCTCCAGAGGGCAATCTTCCAAAAACTGTGCCTGCAATAGTGGGGTTCAGGATTTCCGTCCAGCTGCCGCCGTTCTCGCGGCGGTAGATCTTCTGTCCGGTGTTAATCATCACATACTGGCGATTTGCTTGATCGAACGGGTCCAGGTGAAACTCGCGGCAATCCGTCGCCGCCAAGCCTGTGTTGACGGCTGTCCATATAGGTTGTGTGCTGGGATCGACGAAGTTCTCGGTATAGTACACGCCGAGCGTGGTCGTCGCGACGTAGATCCTACGCGGCCATGCCACTAGATCACCCCCACTGGGGCTGTCGAAGCCTCAACGTAACCGCCGCTTACCCATATCTCAGCGCCGTCAGCATAGTAAGCGTAGCCGTCGCCGCCTCCTGTGGCAAACACGATATTGTCATTGACATAGCAGTTGCCGTCATGCTGTGCATATACGCCATAGGCATCTCCGGTCGCGTTGGTCATGCTAATCAAGCACCCCTCCACTCGTGCGTCCTCTTCGAGTTCTACGCAATACAACGCCCCGGCATCGTCGCCACTGATAATAACGGACAGGCGTTCCAGTTGGCAGTTCGTCGATACCGTGACCACGCCGTCAAGCACACTACCAAACCGCGAGTGACCGCGTAACGTTCCATATGCTACCGTCCACGGCCCACCGGTGATCGTGATATCAGGAAGTTCAACTACATCGCCAGCAGCCATAGCAGCTAGCGCCGCAGTCAGCCCCGCACTTGTGGCTGCGAACTCCGCCACCGGCGACCCGCCGCTGTCATACAGCAGGATCGTATCGCCCCCGAGCCCCACCGTCTGGTTCGGGCTCGTCCCCGTGACATCGATCCCCGGCCCCTCGCCGATCTCGACCTCTTGCACGATGCTCACATACGTCGTGTGCCCATCGCCGCCTTCCGGATCCGCCACCGGTAGTGCCGCGAACCCCTCCAGGTCATCGAGCCGCCGCTCCACCTCAAGCAGCCGGTCCAGCACATTCCGCGGAATCGCCGTCCTATCCAGGCTCACCCTATCCCCTCCGGCCTCTCCGCTTCTCGCCTTCTCGCCTTCTCGCCTTTTCGCTCATTCGCTCATTCGCTGATTCGCTCATTCCGTCTCTTCCAGATCCTCGCTATAGATCCACGGCTCCACCGCGTGCGGCTCCTCCACCACCAGCCGGCACACACCCGTCGCCGGTACGTACTCCCGTGCGAGGATCCGCACCGTCCCATCGAATCCGCCGAACCCGAAACTGGGCAGCACGCAGCTCACCACATCCCCTAGGTCATAGTCCGCGAACCGCCCCGGCACGTCGTTGGTAACGTCGAAGCTGAAGATCCTCCGCGGGCTGCTGTTGGTATCCAACACGCTCCGCGCGTGCATCTCCAGCGTCGCCGGCATCGACACGCCAGAGTACACCTTGCCCGTTTCCCGAAGGCCATACGTCGCGATCGACTCTGCATCCCGCGCCGCCACCACCAGGCGTTCCGGGCCCCAGGTCGAGCCCTCGCCCACCGCGTGGTGCTGGTTGATCACGCCGCCCTGCTCCTCCATCCGCAGCCCCGCGGCCGTGTTGCGCCCCTCGATCAGCGCCACCGCGGCGCTCCGGTCCATTCCCGCCACCTGGTATAGGTCCGCCCTGAAGCGGATATAGCCGTTATCCAGGTACGGCACGAACCGGAAGTCGCAGCGCTCCATCCGCCGCAGGCTGTAGTCCAGCACATACCAGAGGCTCTTGTAGTGATAGCGTGGCCAGTGCGGGTGCCCGCCCATCCAGATCGAGCCCGGCACGATCCCCAGCGGGTCCTGCAGCTCCTCGCGCTCCAAGAGCTCCCGGAACACCACGCCCGCCGGCTGTTCGTAGAACGCGTCGTTCTTGCCCGTGCAGCGGTACTCGAGCAGGTGCGCGATGTCATAACACGTCACCGTGATCGTCCCCCCGCTCCACACCCGCGGTAGATCGATCACGCCGCCCCACACCGGCAGGCCGTGATCCATTTCGATGTACACCCGGTTGCCGATCTGCAGGTTCGTCGCCGTCGCCTTCGGGTCGCTCGCCGGCAGCGCCAACGTCGTCTTGCCGATCCCGTTCAGGATCCAGCTCACGCCGCCGACCCCCGCCACCACCTCCGCGATAATCCGCCCGAACCGGTCCCCAATCAGCACCCTCATCTATCTCGCCTCTCCGCTTCTCTGGTCTCGCCTTCTCGCCTTTTCGCTCACTCGCTCACTCGCCCTAGTACCACCGCGCCTCCCACGCCACCTCCACCGTCACCTCCCCCGTCCCCACATCGTCGAACCGCAGCACGTTCTCCCCCGGCAGCAGCCGCAGCCAGTGCCGCCGCGCTGCACTCAAACTCAGTGCCTGGAACTGCCCCGACCCATCCGCCAGGTATGTCACCTGGCGCGCATCCGTGTCGATCTCCAGCTCGCTGTCCAGGTCCATCACCATCGCCACCGCGAGCGCCTCGCCTGTCTCCTCGTTGGTGATCGTCGCCGCGAGCTGATAGTTGCCGTCCTCTGCGTTCACCGTCACGACCGGCACCTCGGTCGCGTTCAGGCTCACCGTTACGGTGCCAACCTCGACGTCCTGCGGCTTGTAATAGCTGATGATCGCCAGCCGGTCCGCCGGGCTCCAGTCCGAGACCGCCGCTGGCTCGCTCCACGCCTCCCAGGTGTTGGGCGCGCTGGGCGTGTCGAGCCTCTCCTTCTGCCACGTCCACCACGATCTCCCCCGCAGCCAATACGCGAGGTTCACCCAGAAGATATAGTCGCCGGTGTAGCGCTTTTTGCCGTCTGCCCAGGCCGCATTGACGATCCCGCAGGGGTTCACCAGCTGCCACGAGTAGGCGTTATTGTGGGGCGTCGCCAGCCACAGCCCGGCCACTGTGTACACGTCGATCATCGTTCGCTCGGTCGCCGTGTAGCAGCCGCCATTGCCCGTGGTCACCAGCGGACCGCTGGGCAGCCATTGCCCCGGCCGGGCCGCCTGATACTGCCCGAACACCTCGTATACCCACGTCTCGTTGTCGCTCAGATCCAGCTCAAATACCGGCTGGCTTTCGTTTGCCGTGAACGGCGCCGCCACTGTCGCGTTGCCATAGACAACATAGATGTCGTGTTGGATCCAGTGCGCGTCGTCCCCGATCGTGTGCGCCGCCGCTGCCGTCCCCTTCGCCGCACGGCTGATCCCCGTCACGCTCGCGTCGGTCAGGTTGCGCGCCGTGTAGACGAACGCCTCGCTGTCGATCAGCAGGATCCCGCTCTCCGGCAGGTACTGCACCTCGTCGGCTTCGTTGAACTCGATCGACGCCGGCACTCCCGTGTCCGCGATCGCGGTCTTGAGCGTGAGGTCCGGTGCCCGCGTGAAGTCGCACGAGAACCAGATCTTCGTCGCCGCCGTGTTCATCGCATTCAGCCAGCGATAGGCTTCCACGCCGTCGACCAATATCCGCAGGTCGTCACCGTCGGCCTGCATCTTCCCTGCGGCCACGATCGCGTCCGTGGCCAGGGTCGCCAGGAGCGGATACTGGGTCCCGGCGTTCGTGCTGCGCCACACCACCGGCACCCAACGCCGGTAGGCATACCCGCCCGTCCGTGCGCTCGTGGGCTTGATCGTCAGCACCGGATACGCCTCATCCTCGCCCTCGTTGTCGAGCGTCACCTCGTCCGCCGTCGCCGTCACGGCCCACGTCTCGCTCGCCGCGGTCACGCTTCGCCAGCGCACATCCCCGCTCACCGTCAGCGTCACGACGAACACGGTGTCGTGCTGCTGATCGCCGAACACCCGCAGCTCCTGGCAGAGCGCCATCCGGTACATCTGCACGCCGTCGTGGTTCTCCGCCACCAACACCTTCGGCGTCTCGTCCTCCGGATCGAACCAGCGGAACAGCTGGCTGCGCAGCGCATGCCGATCGTCGCCCACAATCCTGATTAACAGCGCCATGCTCTCGGTCTTGCGCTGCAGCGCCACGATGACGGGCCACGCCCCAATCCGCTCGAGCGTCGCCACCGCGCTCCCCGGCAACCGCGGCTCCGAGGCCGTCACAAACCCCGCCTCATAGTCCGGCTCAAACGCGTGCCCGTCGTAACTCACAATCTCCGTGATCATCTGGATTCGCTCATTCGCTCACTCGCCCATTCATCTGCTCGCTATGCCATCGCCTGCAATTGCGCCAGCAATCCCTCCGGATTCTCCACCCCCTCGATCGTCAGCCCATAGATGATGATCTGCGTCGACCCCGGCGCGACGTTTACCTCGCGGCTCACCCCCGGCAGTTTGGCATACTGCTGGTCTAGATCGATCGCCGGGTGGATCGTCAGACTGTTGATGTCCTCTGCGAACTGCTTCCACGCCGTGTGGATCGGCAGAGGGCTACCCGGCACCGCCCAGTCTGGGAGGTCGGGTAGGTTGATCTTGAAGTTGAACGTCTTGTCGCTGATCCAGCCCCAGAAGCGCTCGACCGCCGTGGAGAACGCGTCCCATATGTCCTTCACGGGCTGGATCGCGGTCTGGATCGCGGTCATGATCGTCTCGAATGTGGTCCGTAGCCCCTCAAGCGCCGGCGGCAATTTGTCCGCCAGCCACTCCTTGAGCGATTGCCAGATCGGCTCGATCACGCCCCACGCCGTCTCCAGCGCTGTCTGGATCGCCGGCCAGGCCGTGTCCGCCCAAGTCGTCTTGAGCAGTTCCACCCATGGCACGATGTTGTCGTTGATCCAGCGCCCGATCTCCTCGAAGATTCCCGAGATCACGGTCCACACGTTTTCCGTCACCGTCTGGATCGTCGGCCACACCTCCTCGGTCCACTTGGTGTACAGATTCTGGATCGTCGGAATGAGCTGGTCGGTGATGAAGCTGGAGATCGATTGGAAGATGCCCTCGATGATCGGCCAGACCGTCTCGATCGCGCCCTGGATCGCCGGCCAGGCTGTGTCCACCCAAAACGTGCGCAGCGCCTCGAGGCCCTCGGGTACCTTCACCTTGAGCCACTCCCACAGCGCGCCCAAGACCGGCTTTGCCGTATTCTCCCAGAACTCCGTCAGTGCCGTACGGATCCCCAGGAAATCGTTCTCCCAGGTTGTCCGCAAGAGTGCCACCACCGCCACCACCCCGAGAAACACGCCCACGATCGGCGCCACGGCGCTGATCACGCCCCACAGCACCGGCAATACAACCGTCGCGATCGCAACTCCCAGCGCGATCAGCACGTCCTTCAGCTCGACGTTCTTGCTGATCCACTCGAAGATCGGATCCGTCACCTCGCGCACCTTGTCGATGAATCCCGTGATCGCGTCCCGGACCTCGATGAATGTCCCCTGCAGGTCCTCGAACGGCGTCCCCTCGAATGCCATCGTCAGCGCTTCCCAGACACTCTCCGTCTGCCCCAGCTGGATCACGAAGTTGCTCAGGAACTTCGCCACGCCCTCGATCGCCGGCGCCAGCGTGTTCTCGAGGAACGTGGTCAGGGGCGGCAGCACTTTCTCCGCGAGGTCGCCGAACATCGTCATGAGCGTGCTCAGCGTCGGCAGGAACGCCAGTCCAATGCGGTCTTTGGTGTCCTGAATCGTGGTCTTGAACTGGGCCAGCTTCGCCGCGGCGCTCTGGCTCACGTCGGGCATCGCCGCCGTGTTGTCCGCGAGCTTCTCCAGCGCCACGTTCATCATGCCGGCCTGGATCTGGCTCTTGCTCAGCTCGCTCGCCTCGACGCCGAACATCTCCGAGGCCCGCTGCGTCGCTCCTGCCAGGTCCACCTGAATCCCCAGGTTGTCCAGGATCATCGGGCTCAATCGTCCCACGCCCGTGACGAGGGAATCCATCAGGAAGCCCATGTCCTGGCCCGTGGAGGCCGAGACCTTCCCCAGATACTGCATGGCGTCGGGCAGCTGCGTCGCGAACTCCGTGCCCACCAGGCTCGCGGCCTTGTTGAACGATAGCATCAGATCCCGCGCCGGGATCATTCCCGAACTGCCGCGGCGCAGTCCCGCGAGCATCTCGTCCCCGCTCAGCCCGGCGCTTTCCGCCAGCCCGTCGAATGCCTGCTGGATTCCCTCGACGGGCGCTGCGTCGACCGCCAGCTTGCCCAGCGCCAGGCCCAGGCCGCTCACCGTCGCGATTGCCGCGCCGATCCCGCCGATCGCGATCTTGCCGATAGCCTGCAGGTTCGCCCCGGCTGCCGACGCCATCCGCTTCGTCGCGCTGTCGACCTTGGACCGGGCCCCTTCCAGGTCCTTGTCCAGATCATCCAGCGCCGCCCGGATCGCGACACTTGCCTTTCCCAACACCGCATCAAGTGCCATCAGCTACCCCTCTCACACCGCCTCTGTTTTCCTTTTCGCCTGCTCGCCTTCTCGCTTATTCGCTGATTCGCCCATTCGCCTTTTCGATCTCTGCCCCCGCAGCAGTGCCGGATCCAGTGCGGCCACCATCCGCCGGTGCTCGGCCCGCCGCCGCTCCAGCTCCTCACCCTCCAGCTTGCGCGCCTTTGGCGGGTGCAGCAGTTGTCTCAGGCTGGGGAGCGTCTTGGTGCGCGAGAGCGCCGCCACGTGCCACGCCAGCGCCACATCCCGCCGCGCCGCCTGCTCCGCGCGCCACCCGGCCGCCTCGATCGTGATCCACGTCTCCCGCGGCGTGAGGTCCCAGAACTCCGCCACCGCGATCCCGCAGCGTACCGCGTCTACGAGGAACCGCTGCCAGTCCAGCGGCTGCGGCTCCTCGCCTACGCGTTTGGGTCCGCGTCGTGGTCACTGTCGTCGTCGGGTGAGTAGGACAGCACGTCGGCCACCGCGCCAACGACCACCCGGGCCACCTCGGTGAACCCTGCCTGGTCCAGTAGGTCATACACGTCGTGGATGTTGGGGGCAGGCCCGCCGGATCGGGCGTCGCGCCGGGCGGCGCGCAACCCCACCAGCGTCAGCTGCGCGATGTCGCCCACGCTGAACGTCCCGCCCTCGAACTCGCGCGAGAGCGCCAGGATGCTCTTGCCCGTGGCCTGCTCTGCCTCTACCAGCGCACGGTTCGTGTACAGCACCACCTGCTCGTCCCCGCTGGGGAGCACGATCGCGCCCTCACCCCGCGCCCCCGCGGGCGCTACCCTCTGCAGCGGTGCGCGCTGGGCCATTAGCTACCGACCTCGGTCCAGGTGCCGTCGATCGTCATCGCGATCGAGACCGTGGCCTCAGCCTGGTCGGGGAACTGCTCGGAGAGCGACGTGATCAGCGCCTGCGCCGTCGCGATCGTCACACCCTGGATCTGCTTCGCCACGAGGATCAGCTCGCCGTCTTCGCGCGCAGCCTCGAGCGCCAGATAGGCGTCGTTGTCCGGCACATATAGCGCCTCCAGCGACAGCGTTTGCTTGTCCCGTCCCGCGAGCACGCGCGTCGTGCGTGCGTCCTTCGAGCTGACGTCGATCTCCTCCGTCGTCTTCTCGAACGTCACGTCGCGCTGCGACCCGACCACCTCATACACCGGAACCGTCGGCGTCCCGGTGTTCACCAGCAACAGCACATCCGTCCCATTCATTCCCATGTCCTCTCTCCTCTCCTCTCCATCTCCGATTCTCTCTTCTCGTCTTCTCGCTTGCTCGCCTTCTCGCTACAGCTCCTCCACCGTCATCCGCACCGTCACAATCCTGCCGTAAGCGTCCTGCTCATCCGCCGCCATCGGCCCCGAGCACTCCGCCATCAGCCACGCAAACCCGCTGATCTCCAGCGTCCGCCGGTGCAACAGCGCCCGCACCCGCTCCGCGATCTGCCGCACCGTCCTGGCGCTCCCCGAGGCCGCGGCATAGCAGCGGATGTCCCGCGTGATTACGCGCCCCCGGCTCGTCTTCGTGTCGAACGGCTCCTCCGCCACGCTCCCCGAGGTCACGATATACGGTAGCTCCGCGTCCCCCGGCGCCGTCGCCGTCGTGAACACCGCGGGCTGCCCGCGATACTCCGCCAGCAACTCCGCCAAGGTCGCATCCCCCGCCAACCGCTCATACAGCGCCTCAGTGATCATTCACACCTTTCGGCCAGCTCCGCTGCTCGCCTTTTCGCTCATTCGCTGATTCGGCTACTTCGCCCCCAACAGGTTCTTGATCGTCGCCAGATTCGTCAGCAGCGCCGGCCTGAGCCAAGGATGCGCCCCCGCCGTCCGCGATCCCGTCTCGATATAGAACCCGTAGCTGTCGCCCTTATCCCCTGCCGGGATCCCCACGGTCCCCACGATCTCACGCGCCGTGCGCTTCACCACGCTCTTCAGCCGGAACAACGCCAATACCCGCCGGTAGCCCTGCCCGAACTCCGGCTCGCGGATCGCCAGCAGCCGGTGCCGCGCATCTACCTCGACCACCTTCGTGGCCTCCTCCATGCGCCGCTCCAACTCCTCCGTCACCGCCGTCACGACCACGTGCGCGTTCCACGCTATCACCCCGCTCCGGCTCACGACCCCACCTCCGCGCTGATCTCGATCTGCCGCTCCAAGCAATCGATCTCCCAATGATGCCCGGCGAGGCTCGGCTCGCGCACCCCCAACACCTCCACCTGCAGATCCCCGCAGGTCACGATGTCCCCGCGGCCAACGTCTGCCCCTGCCACCACATACAGCACGTGCGTGATCTGCTGCTCCTCACTGTCCGCCACCACCCGCTCCGTCGACGTCGCCGGCCGGATCCGCCCGGGCAGCGTCCCCACCATGGTATACACGATCGACCAGCCGCCCTCACCATCGGCGACCCGATCGCGCCGCAGCACCTCGAACGTGTTGTTCAGCAGCCCCTCAAACGCGCTCATCGCTCATGCCCGGTATTTGTCCAATATGTCCATCTCACTCATCAGCAGCACCCGCGCCCCGCTCGCCCCGAGCAGCCCCTCCGCCGCGCCCTCCTGCTGATACGTCACGCTATAGTCCCCCAGGCTCGTTGCCTGGATCCCCGGCACGCCCTCCGAGGCCGCCGCCTTCAGTCCCGCCTGGAATAGCCGCGAGGCCGCTCGCGCCGCCACGCCCACCACGTCATCCGGCAGCGTCGCGTATCCGTGGCTATACGTCACCGCCAGGACCTGCACCCCTGCCTGCCAGTATCCGTTCAGCCGGTACAGGATCCCGTGCTGGCCCAGCGCATAGTCCGTGCCCGCTACGAGCGTCACGCCGTCCTCCACCACCGCGCTCACCTCGATCACCGGGATCTGCGGCAGAAATACCCGCGTCCGCGTCCCCGGCGCCACGTCCAGTGTGATCTCCTCGTCCTCCACCAGCTCGATCTGCTGCCCCGTGCGGTTGCGGATCGCCTCCGTCACCAGGTCGATCGCCATCTCCGCGCTCGCCAGCTGCGCCGGATCCGTGATCTCGATCTGCAGCACGTTCTCGATGTCGACTACCGTGCAGAAATCCGCCATCGCTATCCCTCCGCCTTGTCTCCCTCCGGCGTCCGGCTCTTGTCTGCCGCCTTCCGCCGTCGCTTCGACTCTGGATCATTGATAGGAAGCGGCGCCGGCCTCTTCCGCGGCTGCCCTGCCTCTCCTTCCGATTCTCCGATTCTCTCTTCCTTCTTCTTCTCTTCCTGCAGCAACCCTAGCCGCTCCGCCTCAGATCGTCGGATCCGGATCCCCACGCCATCCCCCAGCGCCACCGTCACCAGCTCCTCCGCCTTCACCGTCGCCTCCCCGCCTCGCGCTTCGCGAAGTCCGCCTTCACCTTCTCCTCATCCCCCCGGTAACATTGCACGAACCGTCCCGGCGCAATTTCCACCCGCACCAGCGGCACCCCCGTCCGCGCCGCCCGGCGTGTCGATGCCTTCGTCCGCGCGTCCTGCTCCGAGCGCTCCAGCACGTCCGCCAGCCAGCTCCGCGGCAACACGCACAGCCGCGGCTTCGTGCGGTACATCGCCCGCAGAAACGCGAGCCGCTCCCTCCCCTCCATTCTGATGGGGGGGAGGGTTGGGGTAGGGGGTCCGCTCCCCAGCTCCTCCACGAACGCGCGCATCAGCGCCCGTCCCGCCTCGCTGTCGCGCACAAACAGCAGTTCGTGGCTGTACAGCAATACCCGCAGATCGCGCACAATCGCCTTCGTCCGCGTCTGCTCCGCCGGGCACCCGACGTCCTGCGCCAGTACTCCATAGCGCCAC